CAGTCCATAAACCGACCAATAACGGACCATAAAGCGTCCGAAAAGCGTCCATTAGCGAAAAGACGCCCATTTTTACCTTGGGAAGTAAGGAGGAACCGATGATTACATTTTCAAAATATAGTTCGCACTATGGAGATAAAGACGTAAAGAACGTAACTATTTCCACGGAAGGTAAGACTTTAGGTGAGTTAAATGAAGCATACAACAGTTTTTTACTTGCATTAGGTTTTGAAGTTGATAAGATGGAAGAGCCAAAAGAAGATTTTTATATATAGGAGATGAATATGCAATTGTTTAAAGAACATGCTGCGGATTACATTGATAAAGGATACTCTGTAATTCCAGATAGATACATGGGCAAAGCAGCCTTAATTAAAGGGTGGACCAATTTCTGTGAACAGATACCCACCAAAGATGAAATTAATAACTGGTGTAATTCTTATGAAAAAGCGAATCTAGCGGTATGTACCGGCAAAGTGTCCGGCATAATAGCCCTGGACCTAGATTGCGTGGACCAGGAAATTATAGACGCTATTCAACATGTCTTACCTGAATCACCCTGTGCAAAAGTAGGATCTAAAGGATGGACGCGGTTCTTTAAATATAACGGCGAAGTTAGTAACTCATTGAAATTTAACGATAAAATGATTGTAGAACTTTTATCAGATGGTAAAAAAACCACAATTCCTCCTAGTATTCATCCAAATGGTAAAAGTTACGAATGGGTAGGGAAATCATTATTGGAAGTTGATTCCTTTGGGCTTCCAGATTTTCCCCCATTCCTTTTCTCTGCTATAGATTTAATTTTGAGAGAAAAATTTCCCCAATCAAAAAGAGTCGGAGGAAAGATAGTGAATGGCAGAAATGATGCGCTGAGTAAATACTGTTCCAAATTAATACTTGAAGCCACTCCTTTAGATGTGGCTTTAACAGAGTTAGTAAAGTATGATAAAGAGAATCATGAAACTCCTTTGTTTACAGATACGAACGAAATGAGGCATGATGAACCTTTTACGAATGCTTTAAAGTTTTATGCTAATCATTTAAATTCATTTAATATTTCTAGATTTAGAGATAATAAGACTTATGAAAAGCCTATTACTGCTTATGTAGTAGAACATGAAGCAGCAAAGGAGATGCGCTCAAAAAAGTCACAAAGCGAGGTCAACCTAGAAAAGTCGATCCCCGAATTACCGAAACCGACCGGTGTCCTCGCTGCAATACAAGATTTCATCCTAACTAATTCATACATAGAACAGCCTGCGTTCGCTTTGAGTGCGGGTCTTGCCCTTTTAGCTACTCTTTCAGGGAGAAAATTCGAATTTGAGGGAGTAGCTCCTAATCTATATATCTTAAATGTAGCTCCATCTGGTGCTGGAAAAGATGCTCCTCAACAGAAGTTAAAAGAAATTCTATCTCTCATAGGACATGACCATTTGCTTGGCGCCGGTGATTATGTGAGCGACGCGTCTCTAATGGATGGTCTATTAGAATCCCCTGTAAGATTAGATATAATCGACGAGGCAGGAGGTCTACTTAGATCAGTGAATAAAGGAGGGGCTACTTTTAACAGTAAAATGGCAGACATATTAGCTGAATTATATACCTGTTCTAACTCTATTTTCCTTGGTAGAATGACAGCAATGGGTCACAAAGGGAGACAGACACGCCCTAATGTTAATTTACTCTGCTCTACGACGCCTACTGGTTTTCAGCAAGGCGTTAGTACGGAAGCTATAGAGAAAGGTTTAATGGGAAGATTTTTAGTGTTTAAAGGTGAATACGGTAAACCTGCTAGAAGAATAGAAAATCCTTTAATACTAGATACTAAAGCTAAAAATATATTAGAATATTTGGCAGCCTTTACACCACCTAAGTCTGGTAAAGTTATAGGTGATTTTGAACAGGATATTTTCTTAGTGGATAAAACACCGGAAGCAAATTCTTTATTGTCTGAAAAATTTACAGAGTTCGATGAATTAAGAAGAACCACCGATCCTTTAGATAAAATGTTACCTATCATAAGTAGGTTGTATCAACAGTTATTAAAAATAGCGTTGTTATCAGCGGTGTCTAATATGTCAGGTAAACCATTAGTTTCAGAAAATGATGTAAAATTTGCGTATGATATGGTTATGTATTACTTTCACAGTATAAAAGAAATGGCAGAAAATAATATTTTTAGAAACAAAACAGAGGAAGATACTGCAAAAGTTCTAAGAATTATAAAATCTTCTGGAGAAAAAGGTTTATCTACAAGAGACTTGTCTAGAAAAGCCCGATGGTTAAAGAAAAGAGAAAGAGATGAGATTTTAAAAGATCTACTAGAAAATAATTTTATTACTTTATCTATAGTCAAGACGGCTAAAAGAAATAAACAAGTGTATCGGAGTACAGAATGTTAAAATTAGGAATAAATGACGAAATTACTAATGAAGATTACCATGGGGATAGGGAATTTGAATCCTCCTCTTCATTAAAACTTTATTTAAAAGACCCTAAAGAATATTATAATAAATATATTCTTAAGTTGCCTAGGGAGGAGCGCTATAAAAGTGCATATGACTTTGGTTCTTATATACATTCTCTCATCTTAGAACCCGAAAAAACGGCGTCTGAATTCGCTGTTTATGAAGGCATGACCAGAAGAGGAAAAGCCTATGAAAAATTTAAAGAAGAGAATGAAGGTAAAATAATTATTACTCATAGTCAGATGTTACAGGCACAAGGCATATTGGAATCATATACAGATAACCAATTAGCTATGAATTCTATTAAAAACGGTACACCGGAACAGACTTTATGCGTAGAATTAGAAGGCATGAAAATTAAGGTTAGAGCCGACTATGTCAGAGATGGTGAAATTATAGACATAAAGACCACGGGAGATCCAGTTGATAAATTTACAGCCGGTAAAACTTGCGCTAGATTCGATTATGATTTAAGCGCTGCTCTGTATGTAGATGCTTTTGCACAGCATTATGGAAAACCCTATGACTTTTATTTTATGTTTATTAATAAAATGTCTAATGAAATTGAGATGTTAAAAGCATCTGAAAAATTTTTAGAAAATGGTAGACGAAAATATAAAAAGGCTATACAATTATTAAAGACAGCAAAAAGCAGTGGTAAATATTTTGAAGACGGTATACAAGAGGTGAATATTCCAGCATGGGCGATATTTAATGAAGATTCGGAGTAATGGAGAAGCTATGAGCTATGTTATATATTTAAAACAAGCTATTAAAGGCATTGATACTCTGCTAAAGAATCAATGGTATAATGACCATAAAGATTTTGTAGAACTTAAATATAAATTATCTAAAAGGTTAGAGGAAGTAGAGGAGTTAATTGCATCTGGAGAGTTGCCAGATTGCGTTATAGAGGAATGGTCAGAAAAAACTGAAAGAGAGTTGAGAATAATGGGAATAAAGGTGACAAAAGTATGAATGACGTAGACGTATTTAAAATGGTGTTAGCCGCCTTATTTTTTTATGATTTAAGTTTGTTAGCAATAAAAATAATAACTTCTATATTAATAGAAAGGAGTAATAAAAATGCCAAATAGAAGAGAAGTAGAATTAGCAAGAGAGAAGATGATCAAAGAAGTTTATGATTCTCAAGCAAGAATAGAAATTTTATTAAAAGATTTAATAGATGTTTTAGCAGGGAGTAAGAATGCGAGGAAAAGTAGCAAGAGCGTTAAGAAGGTTAAGTGATTTTGACCCTAGAAAACCAAGAGAGTATGGTAGAGCGCCGGATTTTACTATCTGGCACAAGGATAAAAATAGACGTATGTATAAAACAATGAAGCAAAAGTATAAGGAGTTAAAATGGAACCGGTAAATGAAGGAAGGTTAAATAAAGTAATTGATAAATTAGCTTATTCCGACCTGTTTTTTGGAGTAGTTGATGAGGATTCTCATATGGCATTAGGCGTTATAGAACTAATGAGAAAAGCTGTTAGAGAATATAAACAATTAGAAATGGAAGATTACATAACAGAATTAGAAAAAGAACATTTAACGAAACTCTAACCTGCCCAAACTAAGGAGTTATTATGACAATAGGGAGTTCAACACAAACAATCGGTGGAGAAAAAAAGAAGTACGATCCTTTACCGGATGGAAGGTATTTAGTATCATTTGATCGTGCGGAGGAGGTAGCAACAAAAGCCGGCAACGGTTCCTATGTTAAGTCCTCATTTAAAGTTTTAGACGGGGATTCAAAAGGAAGGCTTATTTTCCATAACTTTTTGATAAACCATCCTACGGCGCGAGCAGCGCAAATTGGTAGGGAGCAGATTACAAAAATGCTCAAAGCAATGAATGTAGGAGGTGGTTTTGAAGCTCTAGGAGGGGACGCTTCCCAACTAGAGGGTTACTTAGGGCAAGAATTGGTCCTAGAAGTAACCACTAGAAATGACGCTACTTATGGAGCTAGTAACGTAGTAAAAAAGTGGATTCGTAAATAATGCAGTACGGTGGCGAAGAATATGACATTAAAATATGGCAGGGAGAAGAGTTAAATCATATTCTTGCCATCGATACTGAAACAACTTATGTTCCATTTACAGAGACTCCTGAATTGATTACTTTTCAAGTATTTGATGGGGAGTCTCTCTTCTATGTCGAAAGGAGTGATGTGGCTAGATTCCTACGAACCCACCCAAACCACTGTTTCGTATTTGCCAACGCTCCTTTTGATGTAGATGTTTTAGAAAAAGCAACAGATTGGCGTGTTCATTGCCAAATAGAAAAGGATTTAGTTTATGACATACTTATTATGTATCGTCTCTATTATCTGGCTACTTTGGGTAATGTTCCTCGTAAGTATAGCCTTTCTGAGATTACGCAACAACTGTTCGGAATCACCTTGGAGAAAGATCAAGGGGTCCGATGTAACTTTGAACAGTTCCAAGGCAAGAAAGTACAAGAAATACCGGTAGAATTTTTAGAATACGGAGCTAGAGATGTGTTAGCTACCTATCAAGCTTACATTAAATTAAAAGGGTTAATAAAAGCAACAAGATCAGAAACCTGTTTGTCTCATCAAATTCAATTAGTCGGAGCTATTGCACTAAATAGAATTTATAAAAATGGTATAGGATTTGATGAGCAATCAGCCCAAGAGCTTTTAAAGGAGTTAAATAGTAATTTATTGAGACTTGCAGGGAAAATGGCAACTTATGGCTACGTTAGAGGTGAGAAAGGAAATCAGATTAGATATAATAAAGCAATAGAATTTTTAAAGCTAACAGATATTCCTAAAACGCCTACCGGTGATTACAGTATGAAAGAAGATGATTTAAAAAAGCACAACGACAATGCCTTTATAAAAACTTATTTAGACTATAAATCTATGGAAAAGACTACTCACTTTATTAGAAATTTAAAAGGAAATAGAGTCCATCCTAGATATGACTTACTTAAGAATACAGGCAGGACAGGATGTTCGTCACCGAATTTTCAGCAACTTCCTAGGGATGGGAAAATTAGAAGTATGTTTAAAGCAAAAGAGGATCATACTTTTATAATAACTGATTATTCTGCTATTGAATTATCTACATTAGCCCAAGTGTTGTACGATAAATTTGGGCATTCAGTAATGAGGGAGAAGATAAATGAAGGAAAAGATTTACACCGGTATTATGCTTCTGTTTTATTCAAAGTGGACGAAACCGAAGTAAAGAAATGGCAGCGACAAGCTGCGAAAGCAGCGAATTTTGGCTTTCCCGGAGGGCTAGGTATTCAAACCTTTTTAGAATTTGCTAGAGGGTATGGAATAGATATAAATGAAGATGAGGCGCGAACTATGCGGAATGCATGGTTTAAAGCATTTCCTGAGATGAGAAAGTATTTGGCAGGTGAAAACGGTTATGTATGGACGCGGACCGGTCGGTTAAGAGCCGATACTACATTCTGTGCAGAAAAGAATACACCATTTCAAGGACTTGCGGCAGATGGCGCTAAACTGGCATTATATAACCTATGTCATAAGGGATTTAAGGTAGTTGGCTTTGTACACGATGAAATTATAACGGAAGTGTCAAAAAACAATGCAAAAGACTTGATTTTTTTGCAGGAAAAGACTATGATAGACTCAATGAAGATCGTGGTTCCTGATGTAGCAGTGGGAGTAGAGTCTACTATTTCTGAAAGGTATTGTAAATAATGAAAATTAAAACAGGTACTTATATAAAGGTTACAAAACCAGGTATTCATAAAGGGAGAATAGGAAAGATTTTAGAGTCCCATAGTGTCCAAAACCCAATGACGTTTAAATCAGAACATTTTTATACTGTTAAAGTTATATCAGCTCAAGGTGAAGAAATAGTTGTACCTCATGATGCTATAGAAGTGTATGAAGATGATTATGAGACGTCTTGTCAGTGCGGAGGAGACTATTTAACTATTCCACACCATTACAATTGGTGTCCTAAAGGAGCCGGAAATGTCGAAGATAACAAAAATTGAGTCAAAAAGAGATAAGATTATAGATCAGTTGATAGATGATAAAAATAGATTATATCTAAAACTTAAACGCGCAGAAAAGGAAGTGGAAGTGTTAAAAAATCAAAATAAATATTTAAATGAAAAATATAGAAGATTAGAAAAAAAATTCAGGGAGACAGTAAATGAAAAGTTTAGTAATAGGGATAAGAAAAGGAGATCTGGAGAAAGCTGAAAGTTTTGCAGATGAACGTGTTTTGTTATCATCTGATCATTATGCTAGAAGAGGTCAAACCAATTTAGAAAAAATTACCTATGACATTACTATAGGAGCTTTAGGAGAAATAGCTATACATAGAATGTTAAAAAGGTTAGGAATTAAGACAGCGCCACCAGATTTTAATGTATATGCTACTGATAAAAAAAGTTATGACGCAGACTTTACAGACGATTTGGGAAATAAATACCATTGTAAAGCACAGTCTAAAGAGTCCGCTGATCAATATGGTCAATCATATATTCTCCAATATGGAGGTAATGGTCATGGACATGTTGACAAGCTTTTTAAAAATAGATCTTCTCGTGATTATCTTATACCTTGCCTTGTTGACCTTGATAACAAAGAAGTAGTTATTTATGGGGCTATTAAAGTAGAGAAGTTATTTAAAAATGACTTTGTAAAACCCCCTAAAGTCAAGTGGTTAGAGGATTCTAAAAGAGCTGTATATCTAGATGATTTATTTACATTGACTTGGTATGAAAGATGGGGTAAACTTAGACCGAGGCAGACTTAGAATTAGGTCTTACATAGGGGGGAGGGAATAGACCCATATTCCACGCACTTCCCCTCTATTTTTAGGGAGAAAATTATGATACTATCAGATAGTGCTATTGCCGGTGCCTTACAAAGAAAAGAAATAGTAATAGAGCCTTTTGACATGGAATGTTTAGGGTCAAATAGTTATGATGTACATTTAGGTCCATTGTTAACTTGCTACAATAAAGCTCAATTAGACTCAAAAAAAGATAATGAAACTATAAATTTTACCATTCCAGATTATGGATTACTTTTAACACCAGGTAGAATTTACCTAGGAAGTACAGTAGAATATACAGAAAGTCATAAACATGTGCCTTTTTTAGATGGTAAAAGTTCTATTGGACGTTTAGGTATTTTTATCCACGCTACGGCAGGTCGCGGTGACGTAGGCTTCTGTAATCATTGGACTTTGGAGTTAATTGTTACACAACCTGTAACCGTTTATGCGGGAATGAAAATCGGACAATTATTTTTTTATGAAACTAAAGGTAAGGTAATGACTCCTTACAATAAGAAAAAAGATGCTAAATATACAGAGGTTAGCAGCGACCCGCAAAGTTCGCAAATGCATTTAAACTTTAAGGAGGAAGATAATGGTAACAAAAAACAAGATAATTAGTAGCCCTGCCCATTATACATATGGTGATTATCAAGCTATAGATGTTATTGAAGATTGGAAGTTAAATTATCATTTAGGTAATGCATTAAAATACATATGTAGAGCAGGGAGAAAAGACCCTTCTAAGAAGGCAGAGGATTTAGGAAAAGCTATATGGTACCTAGAAAGAGAAATACAGACTGGTTGTTTATCCTCCGAGTAATTGGAGTTCTTATGTATGTGGCTTTACAAGCTGTATTCATAGGATTAGGTATATACATGGTTAAATCAGCCCTAGGGATTGATCTTATTAAGGATTGGTCCCTATTTCATTAATTATTTACCAAATTTCGATACTTTAACTACTTTTTCAAGCGTCCTACCAGAGGCGTAAACTCCTAATAGTATTTTAGTTAATTCATATACTCTAGCATCTGGATTTCCTATTCCGAAGCTAGCTAACACAACAATCGTAATAAGGCATAAACAGGCTATAGGACGCCATATTGCAGTGATGACATGCGGAGACTGCGCTTCTGCAATCATGAGCTTAGAACGCGCCTCAACCACCTTAGATTCGTATTCTAGTATCTGCTTCTGAGCTTGTGCTTGAATACCGGCTAATTCATTTCGTAACTTACCTTTTTCTTCATCTGAAACGTGAAGTTCGTCTACCAGGTCGGCAGCGGGTTTAAATAGGTTGGATATAAAGGAGAATATTGACATTATTTATTCTTAAGTTTCTTAAAATGCTTTATAGCACGATCTCCATACTTCTTACCGGCTTTTTTTAAGGCTGGGTGCAATCTCTCTTCCCTATCTTTTTTAACCGCATCTCTAACCTTCTTAGCTTTATCTTTTACCCATTTTGCAACACTCATCCTCTTACTCCTTTATTTAATTTAGAAAAAGATTTAAACATTTTTCTCATTTTGGCATTCTTTTTACTAACTTTAGTTTTCTGTTTACCCTCTTCCCTACTTTTCTTTAAACTTGCTTTATAAGCAGCTTTAAGTAGCTCTTTAGAGTCCCCGTCTTCCATCTCTTTAATGTCTTCTTT